TCCTAATGCCGTCCCGGCCATTACCCAGTGCTCCATACCTGGTATCATACATGTCCACGGGTTAGCTGACCCCCAACCAGAATCCGGTCTAGGTAAAAAAACGTCACTAGAATCTAATCTCCACGCATTCTTTGAAAATCTGTCACCTGATTGTAGACCTGTTCCTGATAGACCTGTTGCACTGTAGCTTTTTCCTATTGTAGAAAGTCCTTCTGTGATACATACTGTCTCAAACCAATCCCAAGTTACAAAGTAATTTATTGTTGGAAAGCCTAGCATTGCCATAAGCTGCGCTATCTTTTCCTGCACCCAGTCGGTGGCAGACTCTATTGCGTCTCCTATCATTCCTAGATCTACTGTCCAAGGGCCGATATGTACTGTCATAGATATTCCTAAGAAAGTAAAGCGTTCTCTATATTCGAATTTTAATATATTTGTTTTTTTGTTGTATGATATACCCATATACTACTCATCTCCTTTTTGAAAATCTTGATCAAACTTGATCGAAACACCTAGTATTTCACCGCCAACTTTCCAAGCCTTTCCAATCATACTCTTTTGACTCATTTCACTTTCAGCCTGATCCTTAAGTGCCTGTTTTACCCAGCCACCTCTAGCTTTCGCGCCAGCGTCTTCAGAAGCACCTGGACATCCACATTCTAAATTTGATGGAGCTTGACATGTTCCTGCCATATATGTTTTGGATGGAGATTCTAAAGTTATACTACAGTCAAACCCTTTAGAGTCTGCACCAGCTCCTTGTGATTTTGACCACTTAAAATCTGATATTAAGCCGCCCATCCCATCGGTGCAACCATCGTTTGATTTTGTCCACGAATGAATAGCTTTAGTTATACCTAGTAAAGACTTGCCGTTTTTCCAAACATCTACTGCAGGATTTACAGGGGTGCCATCTTGCTTTATATTCCATCCCCATAATACAACGGCTGACATGCCGGGAATGAAAAAAGCTTTCTGTGCTGATTTTAGCTGAGCGTATGAATATACTTTAAATTTTATTTCAGCTCTTCTCATAGAGCCTGCGGTACCTGTTGTGGATACTGTAATACCTTGAATGGCCGGTGCTGCAGCTATTGACCCGCCTTCTTCTTCCATAAACGTCCCTGTCCTGTACATACCTGCTAGGTTCCACTTTGAAGACTCATTGTTTATATCTGCACCTATTGCTTTGCCACTACTTCTAGCATTAGATATTAACTTCATAAATGTACGTTTTTCATGTTTCCATGCGTGGCCTTGCTTTGCATCAGCGCGCTCACGTAAATACCTTTTAGTGTTGGTATCTATCGGGCCGCCGTTGAACCAATTTTTTGCCATAATCTATAACCTTTCTTCTTGTGTGTCTGTTAACATACTTACTATTGTAAATGCTCTCTGTGGCTCTGGTATTCTTATCTTCTTGCCTGGCTCGATAAACATTGTACCTTTACCTATATGGTTTGCTTGAGCGATTATCCACCAAAGTGTAACATCTTTGTAGTACTGATACGCTAAATTATCAAGCCTATCGCCATCGCGTACTTCAATATAAATATCAGAAACGTGTCTTTCTATCTTTGGAAACAGAGTAGTCTTATATACAACCTTAGGTTTATCATTAAAAGTACTTGTTATTCTTGTTTTGTTAAACTCTTTATGTCTTCTCATTGTTAAGCGTCTCCTTCTGTTGTTGCTGGGAATTCTTTATCTAATACCTCTTTAGGGAAAAACGAACCTTCAGAGCTCCATATATTTCCATCTGCATTTGTTAAGAACTTACCGCCTAGCGACACGTTCAGTAGCATAGGTAATTCAAACTTGACAGTCTCAGCATTTCCTGTTCCATCATCCCAGCCTTTGTCTAGACCGTGACCTATGTCCCAACCACCTGCTTCATCTATAGCATATTCGCAAGAATCGATTATACAAGGTATGTCTCTCCATAAATGGCCGCATGTTATCTTATTTATCTGACCGCCGGCATACCCTGCTATTATTTTTGGAGATGATAGTCTCATAAGACCATTAAGTTTTTTGTAATTAGCTATAAGTTCCTCAGAATGAAATGCAGCTAAAGTAAATTTAAGAGACCATTCTCTACCTATTTTCTCAAATATGTGGGATTCTGCTGGGTTACCTGAATATCCCATAGATGTATATGAAGGGGAAAGCTTATCACTTACCTCTAAGTTGTAAGCTCTTACTTTGACTTTCAGCTCCTCATCTTTCTTAGGTGTACCTGTTATCATTACTTTTACATAATCTACATCATCATCTGGAGTTTCAAATAAATCAGGTACTGAATATCCTGGTAGCGTTGCGCCATAATCTGTAAGCTTTAATCTTGAAACTATATTTTTTCTGCCTTCTTCATCGTATTTGTTTTCTGAATCGTATATTCCGTCAGTACCATTATATCTTCCTCTAAAATCTCTAAACTTTGCCTTCTCTGTTCTAAACATACTTAGCTCTGAATAGTCCATTGTGAGATAAACGCCCATGTTTTCGCCTTTTGGATCTACGAAACCAAGAGTTTTAGGATGTTTTACTTCAGCTGCTCTATCGGTCCAGTATTCGTCAAAATCATCTCTAGAAACAATTGTCTGATTATTAAGATTGGATGTATCCGACCAGGGTTTGTGATCAACTTCGTCTCCCTTGCTAGCTTCTGACCACTCACCAGATGCGTTATTTTTTGAATATGGTATCTCTGGTTCATATTTAGCAGTCAGCACTTCCTGACCAAAGAATATATCGACTCCTGATGTATGTTTATGATGTCTTGTTCTACCTATTCCGAAGAAAGATTTTGGACCCATAATACCTGAAAGCATATCTATTTTAGAACCTGGAGTTTTCCCTACGCCTATAATACCAGTGCTCATTTCATCTAAAAGCTTTACTAATCTATTTTTAGAACTTTCTAATGTATCGCCTTTAGCGTCTAAATCAGTTATAAGCTTTTCATATTTGCTACCCTCTGCATTGAGAGGGCCCAGCCAATGTCTGTCAATATGTATACCTAAAGCGTTAGCTGGCACCTGAAGTGCAAGTGCTATGGGATTGAATATTCTACCTCTGTGTAAACCAAGCTTCCATTCACTTCTTGGGTTTGTAAGCTGCAAACCTATTTGTTTCGCTATAAAAAATAAACCATTAGGACTTATTAAGTATTTCCCAATTCTTAACGTATCTATAAGTGGAGCAGTTATCATTCCTATAGGGCCGTTAACAGGATCTAATGATGGAAGGAAGCCGGGGGAGCCTGGATTTTTATTACCAGGGCCTTTTTGTATACCTCGCTGTATGAATGGAGATTGCATCCATAGTGGAGATCTAGGATTATTTCTTTTAGCCTCATCTCTTAAACTTACAAAGCCATTTTTACCTACTTTTTCATATAAACCTTTTTCCAGTGCAGAATCAGTTAGTATATTTCCTCGCTTCATCTTGGCAGCTCTAGCCGGTACAGAAACACCGGGCTGGTTTATCTCACCTGGCAATGCATCGCCTGTTGGTCGAATCAATGCGAAGTCATCTTGATACATTGGAGAATTCGAATGACCCCCTAATCTAGTGTGAGTCCAGATAGAAGATCCTCCTGCAGGTACTTTATCTGACTTCATTTTGAATAACATATTTCCGGGAGTACCTGATATACCTACATACTTACTCTGATTGTTATTCATATGAGTTACTTTGTCTCCTGTTGAAGAACCAAATAGTTCTGCTCTGTCTTTATATTGCTTGCTTACAATCAATTCTAGCATTGCACCATCAGAGCTTGGAGATAACTGATCTAATCTATGTGTGTGGCTTGTACCTGCAAATTTGCCGTGGCCGTGACTTACATCTGGCCTTAATGGTTCTTGAGTTGAATATTCTGGCGGGCCGTTTCTAGGTGCTATGTTCTGAGTTGTGTATTCTGGTGCTCCCGCTCTAGGCTTTAATGGTTCTTGAGTAGAATGCTCAGGTCCTATATTCTTAGGATTCAATTCGTGAGTTGAATATTCAGGTGCTGCTGATCTAGGTCTGATTGGCTCCTGTGTTGAATACTCCTTTGGAAGCTGTTTAGGTACAACAACTTCAGTTGAAAAAGCTTTTCCTGCAGGGACTACTCTAGGCTCTACTGTTGACCAATCAGGCTTAAAGTCAAATGGCTTCTTATCTTTTGTTGAGTGTGCTTGTCCTTCGATGCTAAATGACTTACCTTTGCCCTTGTGATCTCCACCTGGTATATTAAATGCTTTGCCTTTACCTTTGTGATCTCCACCTGGTATATTAAATGCTTTGCCTTTACCTTTGTGGTCGTCACCTGGTATATTAAATGCTTTGCCTTTAGCTAAATGATCTTTCCCTGACTCAGCTGAAGTTCCCTGCTTTCCTGGATGGTCGGGGAAGAAATTCCAAGCTTCTATCAAAGGCGTAGGATAACTTATAGGTCTATACACGTCTTGCTGTATTATTTTAGGTGAAAACTTACCTAGCGGATTGACACTAGTTCCAACAGGCTGCTTACCTTTACTTTTTTTCTTGAAAAACTCTTCTAGATTTTTGAATCCGAATGCCATAGTTAACTTCCCATTGGGCCATTGGCCATTTGTATTACTTTACCTACTTCCCTACCGTCCATTACTACCTTGCCTCCTTTGGATATTAGCTCTATAAGTTTATCTAGCTTCTGTACAACTAAATTATCTTCGTCTTTACCGCCACCGCCGCCTTTGCCTCCACTTGCTTCAGCACCTCCTATATCGCCAATTATGCCTAGCTGAGCTAGCTTTTCAATTACTGGCAACATTGGCTGAATTAACATTAGTGCTCCAGCGAATGCAACAAGTCCAAGTGACATAGCAAAGAATCCAGGAGCTCCAAATAACATTGAAACACCAGCTATTCCCATACCTGCCATACCTGCTGCCATCATAAGCATTTGTTCACCTTGCATTAAATCTGTAGGTATCATTCCCATTGCTGTTCCAAATACCAATAGACCGGCAGATGCAATTATCATTGCACCGGCTCCTGCTATAATAAACGGAGATATAAACCCTAGGCCAGCAAAAGCTAAACCTAACACTGTAAGTACTCCAGCAAATGCCCACATCGTATCAATAGGTACACCTGATATCATTTGAAATGCAACAGCCGCTGGTATCATTGCTGCTGCTATCATCATAAGACCGGCAGCACCTACAAATATTGTTGGTAAAAACCCTAGGCCAGCAAAAGCTAAACCTAATACTGTAAGTACCCCAGCAAATGCCCACATAGTACCTGTTGGTACGCCTGCTACCATTTGAAATGCAACAGCCGCTGGTATCATTGCTGCAGCTATCATTAAAAGTCCTAATGCACCTACGAATATTGTTGGTAAAAATCCTATACCTGCAAAAGCCAAAGCTAATACTGATAAAACAGCTGCAAAGTTCCACATCTCACCCATAGGTATACCTGCTATCATTTGGAACGCAACAGCTGCAAGTATCATAGCCGGTGCCATTACTAGTAACCCTAGTGCACCTACAAATATTGTTGGTAAGAATCCTATACCTGCAAAGGCTAGTCCTAGCACAGCCAGTACACCTGCAAAATTCCACATTTCAGCCATTGGTATTCCCGCTATCATCTGAAACGCTAATGCAGCTGGTATCATAGCTATTGCCATTACTAACAAGCCAGCAGCTCCTATTGGTAGTGTACCTAGTGTTCCAATTAAAGCAACTGCAAGACCTAATACGCCTAGCGCACCAGCAAATCCAAACATTGCACCTACCGGCACATCTGCTATCATTCCGAATGCGTGTGCTGCTGGTATCAATGCTGCTCCTAAAATTAAAAGCCCTACTGAACCTTTTATTATACTGCTCGATGCCTTACCCATTATCTTCATTGCTAATGTCATAGCAAGTATGGTTCCTATACCAGCAAGTACACCCTGTATGGGTATTTTCGCTAGTGCTGAAAAGCCTGGCACGAATGCTAACAATGCAACACCCATCAACGCCATACCTACAACAGCTTTAAATATAGAAGACCAATTTATTTTTTTAAACGAATCAAAAAATCTAGATATAGCATTACCTTTTTTCTTAGGCATCTTATCCATCTTACTCGTTAGTTTATTACCACCGTCAATAGGCTTTTGTATCTTACTTGCCAAGTTTTTGTTTGCTTTAAATCTCATATCTGCAGTACCGTCAGCCTTTAAAGGGCCAGCAGCTGCAGCGGCAGCAGGTCCTGCTCCACCAAAAGCTTTCTTCCAGAGCAAATGCGCTTTCTCTGCTATCCAATGAGCTTTTTCCTTTATCCAAGTACCTATCTTCAACTGCTTCATAGATGCTAATGCGTTCATAGTAGATCCTATCATCGCACCATTTTCTTTTAAATATCCACCATACTTCATTGCCTGTGCTGCTAGCCAAGATTGATCTGAAGCTGCCTTTTCGCCTGTTTCTGATAGTCCCGCGGCTAAGTTCATCTGTTTTTGCAGCTCACCAACTGATATTCCCATTAACTCTGCAGATTGTTTTCTTGCAAAATAATCCATATCATTAAATCCTTTAATACCACCAAGCTGGCCGAGCATTTCTTTGTATGCTTCTGTTTCTTTACCTGCATACATCAATTCCTGAGCTCTGTCAATATTAACCTGTCTACCTAACAATACAGATAGCTGCATGGCTTTGTTTCTAGCGTTGTCTATATCCATTATACCTTCACCAAACGCTTCTATCTGTGATAATGTAGCTCCCATCTTTGCGGCTTCAACTGCTGCCTTACCAAGCTCTGCCACTGTCTTGTTTCCAAACTTGGCCATTAGGTCCATAGAACCTGCTACGTCTTTCATTACCTTTCCTATAGGTAAGTTAGCTCCTCTTGCTAAGTTTGCAACTGTTAACAAACTAGCCTTACTTTGAGACATAGATTCTCCAGTTAAAAGCATATTTCTTGACAATAACTTACCTGTCTCTTGTTCTGATAGTCCTATACTAAATGCTAACTTTGCAGCTTCTGCTGCTGCTTCACCTGTTAAGCCTTTTAGACTACCCGCACCTTCTGCAAGTCCTGCCATTGCTGCAGCAGATTTTTTAAAACCTACACCTAAAGTAATACCGTGTAGGCCAGCAGTCAGCAATTCGGGGCCTAACTCCATACCTTGCTGTAAAGTCATACCCATGTTATCGGACATACTAGAAATTGTTTCTGAAAATTCTTTACCTTTAGCTGTAAGTGCAATTAAAAATAAGCCACCTGCTATTTTAGGATCTTGAGCTATCTCCCAAAATTCGTCCCATTTATCTTTCCACTTACCTGTCCACTCATCTATTTCTTTTTCACGAGCAATTCTTTTGTTATACTTATCAATTAAGTTTTGTGCATTCTTAACCTGCTCTGATCCGTCTATAGCTGCTTGCCGTTGAGTCTCCTGTAGTGAAGTTGCAAGACTTTTTTCTTTTTCTTTTATTGAAAGAAGCTGCTTGGCAGTTCCGTATGAAGTAGACATCAGCTTAGCCAAATCACGCGTTATCTGAGCGCGCTTGATATCATCCTCTGTCTGAAGCTTCTTGGTAACAAGAATCTCATCCATTAGACTTTTAATAGATCTGCCTACCTTCTCAGTTTCTACATTTATCTCTAGGGCTTTTTTTGCGTTTGCAGCATCTTCACTAGCCATTTATTATAATCCGTATTTCGCTATTAAATCTTCAGCGTCTGATGTAATTGTATCTATTTTCTCTGAGTATGCTAGGAAGTCATCTACTTTCTTCTTACCATCTGGTGTTTTAGATAGTTTTTCTAAACCTCTCTGAAAGCTTTTATCTGCAGATCGCTTTTGAGCTCTACCTATCCTGTCAATTATTCTATCAACTATGCCTTCGCGAGTAATGCTTTTATTGTTAGAGATTTCTTCTTCTATCATCTCTTTTATTTTGCTTCGTAGATTTTTGTCACTCATGACCAGTCTCCTTGTATGTTATTAGTTTAATATAAATATCAGGAAGTTGGAGATTTTGCGAAAGTGGGGATGTTTATTCCTTTAGGTGACGAGCTGCCGCCTTTGTTTGCTTTTTCCATCTGCTCGTTCTCTTTCTTGTGCTGCGCATTTAATTCTCTATAATAAAAGATCCTTAGATACACAGGCATACTGTATACATCATCGTGAGAAAAGCCGCCATTGGAAAAATATATAAGCTGGAACAGCTGCTTATGTAGAATAGGACGGTATTCAGACCCTAGGCCAAAAAAACTCAACGGAAAGTGGTATTGCAGCTGAGTCTTCATGTTGACACTGAGTGCATTCAAAGAAATGCGCCATATCAACATCTGGTGTAATTTTATCTAAATGCTTTCTAAATGCTAATGAGTCACGGGAGATGAATTCGTTTTCTACAAAATTAACTACTTCTTTTCTATCGTCTATACCATCAACTGCTATAATCATTTGCTTTAATCTACTAGTCAATTCATATGAAATTTGTGAAGAGTGTGCACGTTTCTTCATTCTTTTAGATGTTTCACTAACTGCAGTTTCGTCTGAATGGGTCAATATTTTGAATGTTAAAGTTTTCTTTGAAAGAGGTAGTACGAATTCAAAGCTGTTTTCATTTTTAAATGTACTGTATTCAACAACTTTATTTTCTAAATCTGCTAAGTTAACTTTTTCTTCTTGCTTGTTTTGGCATTTAGGACATGACATTTCAACAGGATATTCAGCACCATAACCTAATACTCTTGCTGCTACCATTATTGCATTTTTATCTCCCAATACTAAATCATCGTAGTTAACTGATTTTCCTGCTCCGTTACCTATAATAAGTGAGCGTAACAGCATATCAATTACTATGCCTTTCTGAATAAGATTTTGTGATGTAAGTATGTCTTCTTCCTTCGCAGTCATATACTTCATTTCTACTTTACCAGATGCTAACGGGTGGCTAGTAGGATATAATAACCCCTTACTTGGTAAGTCTATAACCTCTGTAGGGAATTTGGATTCTTTAATTTGTTGTATTTCTGTATCTTGAAGTAGTTTATCTTTTAACTCGCTAGTTGAAAGTTCAGCTCCTGGATATTCTTCTGTGACTTTTGTCATAATGTTGCTCCTTTATTGTGGTTTAACGTAACTTGTATATATAAATATATATAAACAAAAAAATAGCCCAAGTTTTTTTGGGCTATTATTCTGTTTTAAATATTATTAGTATTGTAAGATAGCGTAATCGAATCTTAATGTCATAGTAATTACCGCTGCTTCAGCATCGTTTTCCCATGTTATTTCACCGAAGTCTGCATCTACGATAAATGCGCCTTTCAATGTCCACTCTTCAACTTTATCACCTACAGGTCCAAGTATATTGATTGTACAGTCTTTTTTGTAAAAGTCTGCATATCCGTTTCTACCTGTCACTGACTCGTGATGTAGTCTAACCCATTCCATAACTGCCTGAGCACCTGAGGGAACGATTGGATCGTACATTTCTAACGAAATAGTTTCCCAGGTACTTCTACCTTTTAAGTGTCTTTCGTTGTTTATGTGTTTAAGCGTTACATCACCATTTACTATCTTCGGTCTTGCTGCTTTTCTAATTAAGTATGAAGGAAGTCCATCTACGTAAAATACGTATCTATTTTTAACCTTCGGTTCGAAGGCTGTGAACATCATTTCTGTTGGGTCTATTAAGTTTGCCATTTATTTATCTCCTGTTTAATATAAATATCATTAATCGTTAAAAGTTGCGCCTGTTGGCATTACATTAAAGTCAATGACGATGAATTCTGCTGCCTTAGCTGGTTGAATAAATATATCACCTTTCATGATGTTTCTATCTATCACATCCGGTGTGTTATTTGATTCGTCCATTACTACCTTGAAAGCATAAAGACCTTGTCGTTGCTGTACTGATTCCATGTAAGGGTTAACTTGTGATAAGAATCTATTTCTTGTTGTAGCTGTATTGTTTTCGAATACTAAGTACTTAGATACAGAAGCAATAAATTTCTTAAGGTTGATCAATAATCTTCTTACGTTTACTCTATCCAATGCAGATGATTTCTTTTGAAGAGTTTTCTGTCCCCAAACTACTACACCTTCTCCAGGGAATGTTGCTACTGGATTAACATTGGCTTCGTATAATTCATCTCTGTTAGCATGAGTTAATTTTCTTTCTGCTTGTACTACTATTTCCTGTCCACCTCTATTTAATCCTGCAGGAGCGAACCATTCTGCTGATACTTTATCATTGAATGCATATATTCCTGGCATTACTACAGATTGTGGTACCCAAACATATCTTCCTGTTTGAGGGTCCGCAATTTGTACCCATGGCCAATACATTGCACCGTATGAAGAATCTTTATCATTAGCTTCTGTTACAGCGTTTGCAATTTCTTTACCAAATGGTACAGGATCAATGATTGTCATCACATCACCACGGTTTTCGCACATAGTAAGTAGTTGTTCTGTAATGTTGTTATGCATGTTATCGTTTATACCTGGACAAACAATAAGATTTATATCAAATTCATCTTGGTTAGCTAACAAGTTAATCGCATCTAAATAAGCCTGGTTACCAGTTTGTCCTAAGAGTGCATTTACTCCTTGAACGTTTGTTTGTGATATGTTTTGATAGAATAACTGTGGATGTTTTAAATCACCATCGTTTCCACCTCCAAATGAACCAGATGATAACATTGGTAATGAACCTGTTGCTGTTGCATCAACTAATGTACCGTTGTCATCTAAATAATCAACTGTTTGAAGTACAGAACCTTCGTCGACGTAAATGTATTTACTTCTATTTGGCCAAGAACCAGAAGGCTGTATAAATGGTATAGTACCTGCAGCATTCATTGTATTAAAAGCAGTACCTATTACACTACCTACATAGTTATTTGCTTGAGGATCTAAAGAACAACCTGACCATGTTTCTAAAATAACTTTACGCTTAGAAGTATCATCACCTCGTCTAACTAAAAGACTGAATGTACCTTTTTTAGGTAGTACTGTAGATACTTCCCATCTTAGGTTATCTTTGGTTCCATATTTTACATCGTTAGATGTATATAAATCGTTAGCGCCTACAGATAGAACGCCTGTTGAAGCCACAATTGGTGTGCTATTCATAACTGTACCATCACCTATTGTTTTTATCTTAAGTGATGCAGTAAAGTTATCTCCTGTTGATCCTGATTTTGGAATTCCAGCCTGAACAGTTAATGCAGTTACTGATGCTGTTGCATTAATAGTTGTGTGTGTTCCTGCAGCTGCTGGTGTTGCTTCTGTTACTGCTGAGTGTGAAGTTACCGTAAACTGGCCGTACTGTGTGTTTGAACCTGTAAAGTCAATAAATCCTGCTGCACCTACAGCTGCTATATCTCCAGTCAATGCTGCAAATGTTATACCAGCACCATTTGATTCCGAAGGGTTACCAGCTATAAAGTTTGTAACAAAAGTAGCTGGAGTTACACTATTAACAAAATAATAAATTCCGTCAGACTCGTTGTTTTGTGGGATCGATGGTGCGTCTTCTGAAAGGAATAAGAAAGTATCGCCATCTGATGCAGTGTAACTAATTCTTACACCTTCACTACCTCCTGCTACTACTGCAAGTGCACCTGAAGCTTCCGTACCTGCGATAGCTGTTCTTTGCATATGGCTTGAACCTGTTGCGTTTGAAACAGCAGCTCCTGGCAATACTCTAACTATCGTTGCCGGTCCACCATGTTTTAAGTATTCCTTTGCAGTTATTGATGTTAAATATTGGTAGTAATCACTACCTGACTTAAAAGAATCACCAAACAATGCTTGATATTCTGAATATGAGTACACTAATGTAGGTATCATAGACGGTCCTTTTACTGTTGGTCCGACTATCGCCGCTCCAATTGCTGCTACTCCTGATTGTACAAACGATAAGTCGTTTTCTCTTGTAAATACACCAGGGCTAATTATTTTTTCAGCCATATATTATCTCCTTGCTT